AGCCTGTAAAACCAGTAGGTCCAGCAACTGTGCTATTGGCACCAGTTGCGCCTGTAGCGCCCGTTGCACCCGTATTTCCGGTGTTTCCCTGTGGGCCTACGCCGCCTGACTGGGCAAAGGTAATGTTATCAGTGCCAATGATGATGTAACCGTTGGTTCCTGTGCCGACATTGTTTTGGATCCAGTTGGTAGCGGCATTAGCAGTACCAGTAGTTACAAAGAGAAAGTCACCATACTCGACTTGACCGGCGGTTGAATTGTCGTAATCAGTAGCGCGGGTGAGGACATAAGCAACACCAATACCGCCTTGGATGGTAACTGTGTAAATACCATTTTGAGTCTGAGTTGTTTGGTTCTTGACTAAAATTCTATCGCCGGTAGTAATGCTTGTTCCGTCAATAGAGCCACGTCCGTTTGATGTAGCTGTTAATTTTGCGCCAACTCCATAGCCACCACCAGCATCTGCCGAACCTGCGGTATAGGTGGTAGCAAGGTTGGCTGTTGTGGCAAGGCGAGCAGAAGCGTGAGCATTGTTAGAAGCAAGTGGTCCCGTGGCACCGGTGGCACCAGTAGGTCCGGTAGGACCTGTAACGCCAACACCAGTGTTACCTGTTAAGCCAGTGTTTCCTGTATTGCCTTGTGCGCCTGTAGGCCCTGTAGGGCCAGTTACGCCAGTCATTCCAGTCATACCTGTATTACCAGTTAGACCAGTCATGCCAGTGTTACCAGTGTTGCCTTGAACACCGGCAGCGCCCTGCGCTCCAGTAGGCCCTGTAGGGCCTGTGCTGCCCGTAAAGCCTGTGAAACCAGTTGCCCCGGTGTAACCAGTAAAGCCTGTCGCTCCAACGGCTCCTGTAGGCCCTGTAGGGCCGGTAGAGCCTGTAAATCCTGTAAAGCCAGTAAAGCCTGTATTGCCTACAGCCCCTGTTGGTCCCGTCGGTCCAGTATTGCCTTGAGCGCCAGCAGGTCCCGTGCTGCCGGTAAATCCTGTGTATCCGGTGTATCCGGTGTATCCGGTAAAACCAGTGTTTCCCTGTGGGCCAGTTGGTCCAGTTTGTCCAACAGCGCCAGTAGGACCAGTGCTACCAATGGCACCAGTATTGCCAGTAAGCCCAGTGTTTCCTGTCGCACCTATTGCTCCTGTCGGTCCTGTAGGGCCAGTCGATCCTGTGATCGCTGGGCCGGTGTTTCCTTGAATACCTTGAATACCTTGCGGTCCGATCACGCCAAGTTCAAGAGTGATTGGCTGTGCCGAAGCAACGTTAAATACGTTTGTGGTTTGTGGAATGAGTACAGTTGAAACGCTATTGACTGTAACGGCCATTACTGGATCACACTCGCAACCACGTTAAATGCGCCGTTGAGGATCTGGTAAACATTGCCAGAGCCATCAGTAAGATTAAAAGCGTATGTGTAATTACCTACTGGCAGGTTAGCAGCAGATGTTTGGGTTGCAGTAAGTTTAAATGTTGTCTGGCCAAGGCCGGGCTGAATTGTAGCTTTGCCATTTGCAGTGCTTAGTTCAACAATAAGGTTGTTGGAAACGTCGCGCACCTGCATATCGGCTGAGTAGCCAGTGAGGTTAACGGCTAGGTTATCTACCTGCCAGATAGGGGCAAGAGTAAAGGTCGTACCGTTGGTAACGGTAATGTTATATCTACCTGCGTTCACGTTACTCCAATACCGTTGTGATATTTGCGCCGTATCCAGCGCCTACTAAAATGTCATATTCTGTTTGAGTGATGCGATATTCATGTCCACCCAAATAGCAGTAATCTGCGGATTGCGTATCCTGTACTGCTGGTGTGCGTGTGCGCAACACCGATGTTCCAAATACTAAAATGCTATCGCCACGGGCGATCTTGTAACGCCAGAAAAGTATGCCAAAACCCGCTGGTCCTTCATTGACCGTGGGTGGCTTAAAGATGTATGCCATTGGCTACCTTTCGCTAGGGGTGTTGCCGCCTAGCCCCTTGAAAGGAATAGAGGGGCTAGGAAGCAACTAACTCGGATTAAGAGTTGTGGATAGAAGCTGATGATTCGATACGAACCAAAGCTGCGTCACGGTAACGTGCCCAGCCTAGAACGCCGTACCATCCGATTGGACGGAAACGCATCAACTTATCAACAATTGGTCCGAAGATAACATGTGGCTCTTCTGCCACTGCTTCTGCGAGAGCCTGCTTACCAGCAACAAGTGTACGGAATACACGTGTACCGCCAGAAGCGTAGGTGTAGCCAGAAGTACCGAAGGTACCTGTTGCACCTGTTGAGCCAGTTCCGTCTGTTGTGTTGAACAAACGTGGTGACTCTACGAACATAGCACCTTCGTATGTTCCGATAGTGCCCGGCCAAAATTCAGAAGCACCGTTCTCAGCGTACTTGTGATCATCACGCCATCCGCCTGCGCCAGTTTCTGAGCGAAGGTCGTATGAAACTTCTGGGTGGATACCACACCAGTAGTATTCTCCCTGACGTGGGACAGCCTTGTTAGCACGGAGCTTAGCAACAGCAGTACGAATATCGCGTGAGCGAATGACTGATGTGCCGTCGATGCTAGCCTGAGTTGTACCGTTGGTGTAGTTGCCATTGTATGTTGATACAGGGTTGGTTGAACCGCCTGTAAGTTCAGCAATAGCGTTTGGTCCACCAACAAGTGTCTTGAGCACAACTGTGTCAAGTGAGTCAGCCATGTTGAACGCAATAATGTCTGCGATAGCTGGATCTACATCTGAGAGTGAGAACAACTCGAGCTTACGAGTTGCGAGTGATGCGTTACCGTATTCAAGGAGCGAAACGGTAACAGGGGTTGTGTTTCCAAGTGCAACTGCATCTGGATCAACATCTTCTGAGAGAGATGTTGTAACTGCTGACATATCTGTGTAAATCTGGAATACAACAGATGAGCCGGGCATAGCCTGCTGTACTGGGCGCTTATCTGCAACGTCGCGGATAAGTGGGACAGCACGGAGTGCAAACTCTACATAACGATCATACGCGGTCTGTACTAATCCGGGAATACCAGAGGTAGAGCCAACTGAGTCGGTATATTGATTTGCCATTGTGTCACCTACTTTCTATAGGGTCTAGTGTCGAATGGGTTTTTATCGGCGTGAGCCACTTACCTTTTGGCCGAAAACGAGCATGTCAAGTTCTTCTCTGGTTTTAACGCCAGCCAATTTCGCGGCAGTATCTGCATCGCGAGATGGGGTATTTGCGTTTTGAAGAGCGGTATTGATACGCTGTGTTTCTCTAGCATTTGGTGTTGGTTCTTCCGATGAAGCAGATTCAGGCGCAGCAAAACCGAACACATCAGCGTTCTCGTTTAACCATGCATCAATCTGTTCCGGCGTACTTACGTCGGTAGGAATAAATTTGGCTACCTTGGTAGGTACACCTTTTTGTTCCAATACTTCCTTGACTGAACGACCACGAAGGTCTGCCTGAATAGAAGCTAGCTGATCAGCCAGTTCCTTCTTTTCACGCTCTGCTCGCTTAAGAGCCTTGCGTAGATTTGCTGGACCGTTTTGGTCTTGGGTTTGCGATGGTTGATCTTCTTCAAGATCAAAGTCATCGTCTTCGTATTGGTCTGCCATGTGGCACTCCCTTTTCTGTTTGGTTGACGCAGGCCACAAATTCTCTCAGGGGAAAGAGGTTTGGCTCCTACTCTTGGTCTTTAGTTACACATCACCATGCCAATGGGTGGTGATGGAACCTAGTTAACTAACGCCTTGACCCTCTGTGTAGAGGCTGCCCTTGGCTGCACCGGATGAACCAGAGAACTGGTTAACTTCCTGTGCGCGTAGGCGCGTTATATCTTGCTGTGCTTGGGCAGCGCTAACGCCGCCGATGTTTGAATTAAATTGAGCGGCAGTTAATTCATTGCCCATTTTTTCAGCACCCATGCCGTACATGCTTGCCAACTGTTGCTGTTGAGCAAGTTGGCTACCAATGGTTGCAAAACCTGCTTGTGCTTGTTGCTGTGTCACACCTTGCGCAGCAAGGGTCATAGCGTTCTGTTGATTAAGAGCAAGGTTTTGACGAGCAGCTTCGGCTGATGTTTGGGTTGCGGCAAACTGCTGTTGGATAATTGGAAGGGCAGTATTTGGATCAAGGAAGTGAGCGATAAGATCGCCCTTGCTCAAGCCATATTGCTGAGATGCTGTTTGTAGCAAATATGGATCTGATGTTGTTGCTAAATCACTAGCCATATTGACATACTGTTGAAGCGTAGTCGTTCCTATGTTCTTTCCAATTAGATTGGCAAAAAATGCTTGAGTCTGATATTGCGGACCAACGCCAGCCTCATTAAGAATTTGACTATAATTTTGTTCAGCAAGCAAATATGATGCTGGATCATACGCGGAAAGACCATTGGCTACACGCGCAGCATTACCAGAAAATCGAGCAGCATATGCTTTTGAGTTTTGAATAGTAAGAGCAATAGTATCTGGCTGCGCACCTTGCTGGGCAAGGGTCGTAATCTGTTTCATTAGATCGGCTGAGTTTGGATCGTTTGCGTTAAGAATACCCCAGTTAATTAACTGTTGCTGTGCCGCTGCAAGATAATCCGTAGCAGTATTTGGATTTACTGTTGTTCCAGTGCCAGTGTTACCAGTGCCAGTGCCGGTAGTTGTTCCTGTTGAGCCTGAGCCTGCGCCCCCGCCTGCACCTGTTCCGCCTGCTGCGGCTGTAGGAAAATCTTTATAAAGAATTGGGTTGCCATCTGAACCAAGCGTTTGACCATAATGCGTTCCTGCTGGTGCTGGATGAGCGGCAGCGTATGCAGCAATAG